AATATGAAGTGTCAATGTGGAAGCACTAGAATCCATAAAAGGGGTACAAGAAATGATAAGCAGAGGACTAGATGTTTAGATTGTGGTAAATGGGAATCAAGGCATATTAAACCTGAAGGGGCTAAGATTCTTTTGTTTGACATAGAAACAACTCCAATGGAAGTTTACGTCTGGGGGTTGTTTGGCAATAAATACATTGATTATAATAATGTAATCAAAGATTGGAATGTTCTCAGTTGGTCTGCTAAATGGCTTTTTGATTCTAAGGTAATGTCGGATATACAAACACCTAAAGAAGCTAAGAATAGAGATGATAAAAGAATATTAAAAGGTATATGGCAGTTATTAGATGAAGCTGACATAGTTGTTGCTCACAATGGAGATAAGTTCGATATTAAGAAATTAAATACGAGGTTTTATATTAATGAATATGTAACGCCATCATCTTTTAGGTCTATAGATACTTTAAAAGCAATTAAAAAAAGTTTTGCATTCTCATCTAATAGATTGGATTATTTAGGCAAGTTAATTAAGAACAAAGGTAAGTTAGATACTAACTTTAAATTGTGGACTGATTGTCTAGATGGTAAAAGAAAAGCATTGTCAAAGATGCTGTCTTATAATGAAGAAGATGTTAGATTATTGGAAGAAGTATATTTAGATATAAGAAGCTGGATTAAACCTCATCCTAATATTGGTGTATGGTGCGATGGTTCTGTTTGTCCTACTTGTGGCAGTAATGATTTAAGTTATAATGGCAAATATTATACGACTAATGCCAATAAATACAATTCTTACAGATGTAATAGTTGTGGGGCTTTATCAAGGTCTATTGATAGTGTATTATCGGTAGATGAGAGAAAAAGATTAATGCGACCAATATCTTGATTTATTAAAATAAAAATGGTAATATAAAACATGAATAATCAAACAAAAGATAAGTTTAACATTGAATTTCCTGAAGAAATGACACCAGAAGAAAAAGATTGGATTAAAGAGTATATATTTAAATTTCTTGAAAGACATTCATGTACAATATCTAAGATAGATAATAATGGTAAATAATCAGATAGGTATGGGCATAGATGCTACTTACTACTATACTATATCTTGGGATGGAATAGATGAGTATACAGAAGGCTCTGTTACTTTTACAAGCCTTGATGAAAGAGATGCTGTTCAAAATATACAGCATTATCTAGATTATTACAAAGATAGAGATGCTTATTTATCTAACTTTGCTGTTGAGGGAGATGGTTATAGCAAGAATCTATTAACAGATGAACTTAAAAATAAATTAGGAAGGTAACAAATGTCTGAATACAATAACATAAAGATACAACCAAACATAGATTATAATTTTAAATTTATGCACGATACCCCCATACAGGGTGAAAATTCTTATGGAAAATATAATCTATACAGCTTTGAACACAATGGAGAGTCAGTTAGTCTATTTGCTACTGATGCTCTTCATAATAAGATACAGTTCTTTAAAAAAGATGATACAATTATAGTTCGTAAACAAACACAACCAGATGGTAAGATGGAGTGGGTTGTTATACCAACTATGGGTACACCAGAAAGAACTGCTACTCCTTCTACATCAAATACCCAAGCCAAAGTAGATGATAGGACAAAAGATATTCATAGGCAAGTATGTTTAAAATTAGCAGTACAATCTATGGGTATTTCAATTTCAGAGAATTTAGACTTTGATATGGTAAAAATGAGAATGGAAGGTTTGCTGAATGTCTTAGAAGGCGAGAGTGTTGTCTCCTAACCATGAAAAAATCCAATATCAATAAGTTGGATAAATTATGGTCTGAAAAAGTGCGAGAGTATGGGATGTGTGAAAAATGTCGTAAATTATCTCCCTTAAATGCCCACCATTTCTACTCTCGCTCAATCAGGGCAGTTAGATGGGATGTAAAAAATGGCTTTTGTTTATGCGTTGGATGTCATACATTCTCATCAAAGTTCTCAGCACATAAGACCCCTGCTGAGTTTGTTGAATGGGCTATAGAGCGTAGGGGTGAAGAATGGTATGATGACTTAAAGATAAGAAAAAATAAAACTGTAAAATATACAGATGACGATGTAAGCACATTAATAAAGGAGTTAAAATGAAATTAGATAAAGTAAAATCAATGGTATCTAGTTTATGGGCAGATACAGAGATGGAAATAGATACACTGTCAATAACAGAATTAAAAGACCTAATAAAAGGTCTAGGTAATAAAGTAAATAATATTACTGAATATTTAGAAGACCAGTTCAAACTATGCTCTCATTGCGAAGGCGACACCATTAGCGTATGTGAACCATGTTTGGATACTATGGCTGTAAAATATGGGGACACTTAAAATTTGATAACCTGTATGTGTTGCAATGAAAGTGATGTCGTGGTTGGCTTCCCCATAAAATTTAAGGAGATAAAATGAAAGTAGCTGACTTTATAAAATGGGCTGAATCTGTACAAGAAGAAGAAAATAGAATCATGCTTACAAAAGGCGAAGAATATACTATAAGCAATGAGGATAAATTTCGTAACTTTAAGAGCATAGGAGAAAGAGCAGATATAGAGCCTAAAAGGGTAGCTTTAACTTATTTACTTAAACACTTGGACTCTATCTGTAACTTTGTTTTACATGGCAAAGAAGCATCGGATGAGCCAATAATGGGAAGGATTATGGATGCTCGTAATTATCTCCTACTTCTTGGGGGTATGATTGAAGAAGAAATGGTCAAAAGATGACTCTATCCAATGGGTTATAGATGCCTTAAATAATATAGTTGTAGAGAAAAGAGATAGAGAAAATCATAAATATGACGAAGTAAGGGCTGACTTAGATATAAAGTGGTGTCCCAAATGCCATTGCAAATGGGAAATATTTGAGAATAAGCTATGGTCATCCCCTGACCAAGAGCTGTGGAAAAGAGAAATATGCAGAGATTGCATTGCAAAGTAAAAAATGGTAAAGTCATATTACCTGATGTAGACGTAGAAGATGGAGAGTATTACTTTGAATTAAGAGAAGTCGGTGTTAGGTCTGCAAAACAAAACAATTATTATTGGAAAATTATAGATATACTTTCAGAAGAATTAGGTTACACTAAAAGAGAAATGCACCAAACAATTAAAAAGCATTTTGATATTAAATCTACTAAGTATTTAGAACCAAAAGAGTTTAGTGATTTTTTAGAGAACTTAATCAGATGGTGTGCAATAGATTTGCACATCGTAATCCCTGACCCCTAAGATAGTTGCTCTCTTAAATTAATATTGGCACTGAATACGTTTGGTGCTACCTCAGTAAAATCTATAGGCTGAGTCAATCTTACATAGTGATAGTTGTCGTCATCATCTTTATATAAGAACTTCTTAAAATCCTGTACATCTGCATTTAGATTTTCAAATGCTGTTTTTTGTGTACTAAGTATATGGGAGAAGCTAAAGCTAAATGTAGTCTTTGGTTCATGTCTTTTGTTGGCATATTCATTGCCACCATAAGAAGTGACCACATCTGTACCAAACTCTTCACCTATCGTTGCGTTAATTTCTGGGTTAACATCAAACTCATATTTATTGCCTATAATTATTTCAGTTATGTCGTCTATAGTGCCTGTTGTAGAGCGTAAGAACCAATACCTGCCTGATGTTTCAGTAAATGTTATTACGTTCCACCCCTGACTCATTGAAGCAGTCTGATTAAGTATTTCTGTACCCATAGCAGTAGCAGAGCTTCCTCTATATAATTTAAAATCATGTCCATGTGCAGATGAATAATAGAGTGCAATGCAGTTTGCAGTTTGTTCTGAGCCTAAATCAAACCTTAGCGTATCATCTGTATTAAAAGAAGTAAATGCTGTTGATATAGACATATCTATAGCTCTTTCTTCGTTAGTAACAGAACTAGATGCACTAAATGTTGAACCAGAAGCAGTGCCATCTGTTAATGTTGATTCTGTTAACCCTACGCTATCATGTATAAATTCTCTTGCCATTACGAAACCTCTGTTAAAGTTAATTTTATCATATTAGGCAACTTAGATACATTAGTTACCATAAAATAATCTGTACTAGCTAAAGCTGTACCAAATATTTTTAAATCTGCTGGAAAATTAGATACATTTACAATGTCCCCTATTTCAATATTTGTGTATTTCATTTTACTTGTGTTGATTTTTAAAATAGGTTTTCTATCTTTGTAGTAACCTAGCAATGTATCTCTGTATGCTTCTGCTACCCCTGAATCTGCTATATAAGGTGCATCCATTGTTAATTCGTATGCTTTAGAAGATGTGCTGTATTTATCTATACTAGTGTCATCGCTAGATGAATCGGTTTTTTCTATGTTTTGTTCTGAACCATAATCAAATTTGTAATTCAAAGTAACTTTATTTCTTACCTGTCTAGCATCTGTTAAGGCTACAGACTCTAAAGAACAGTCACTAAAATCTATTGTTTGTGTTACATCTGATGGGACATAAGCTCTTTCTCTTCCAAATAATCTCACTGCACCAGATTCGTTGAAATGGTAAAACAAACCAGATTGTCTACATATTCTTCTTAATACTTGGTGTGCATCTTCAAGTGCATATTGGCTAAACCTTAATTTTACATCACTGGCATTTGATTGATTAAATATATCTTTTAATTTACCAGTAGTTTTAGTGCCATAATCATCAAAAGTAGATGTATCTATTGATGCACCTAAAAATTGTCTGGCAATATCTTCTATCATATAAACAGGGTTTTCTATAAAATCGGATGTAGCGTAACCATTAGACCTAGAAGAAGTTAAATCTGATGTATATTTTCTACCTTTTAATGCACCATAAAGCATTCTAACATCTTTAGGGATTTTAGTCTCTACTGTGTACACAATATTCCTTGTACTACTTTGCAAACCTGTTCTTTCCTTTGCTTCTCCAATCTCTCTATCATCTTGTATGATATAAGTTTTCTTTTCTACAATTGCATCTTGTATTTCGTAATCACCTACAATTAATATTGAAAATATACTAGCACTAGCAGAACTACCAGAGTCTCTGGTGTCCATTATTAATTTTAATTTCTTACCTGCATCAGCAGAAGATAGGGTTATGGTTTGTGTTGTATTTGTGCCACTAGGAATATTGTCTGTATGAAGTGGGTTTCCATTTTTATCTGTAAATCCAAAAAAATCTGTAGTACCAGCACCACTCACAAAATCAGAAGTGTAATACATTAGCATTTTAACGCCAGTTCTATTAGCCCCCTTTGGTAAATGAGGCAATCCAAAGGAAAACTCACTAGCACCTGATGTTGATATTGCTTTGCTAGTAGAATTACTAAAGTTTTGCACTTCAGGTACGCCAGTAACAAATACACCTGCTTCTAACAAGTTACCACTAATATAAGCAATAGGGCTATTAGATACATCTACTAAATTATCATCAAAAGAAGCGTATACATCAGAAATATACATTTCCATGTTTTTATCTCTAAGCGTGTGTATTGCGTTTGTATCTGCTTTTGCCTCTAATCCATTAGTAGCATCCCATTTATTGCTAATAATCATAGGTGCATGACCACCAGTATGCCTATCAAAAGCTGAATTAGGGAGTGACAGGTTCCTATCAAAATCACCGTAAACAAAAGGTATTGGCTTTCCTACATTTTCATCTGGCACATCAGCACCAGATAATAGCGTAGTGGGTATAGTTACATTAAACTTATTCATTATGTCATTTAATGTTAAATTAAAAGTTTTTTCTGTATAATTAGTATTCATACCAATAATACCTGTTGCCAGTAATTGATGGTCTGAATGACTTGTTACATTTTCATCTGCAACATACAATTCCCACTTTCTATTGGTAAATTCTCTGGTAGCAAGATAATCTGAAAATCTTTGACCTTCTATAGCGTTTGTAGTGTTTACAATCTTTATACTCATTGAGCCAAACTTTACTTCAAAATCTGTTAAGTTTGCTGAGTAGCTTAAACTACCCCAAGATGCTATTATGCCATAATAAAATACAGAATTAATTGTTCTATCTTTATCAGACAGCCCTACAAAGCTAGATTCATCGTCATAATATAGCTTGACATACCAATATGAAGATGTAGAATCTTTAGAAAATGCTGTTGATAAATTTGTTGATAAACTAAGCAATGGCTTGTCCTGATGCGTTAATAGCTGGTATTAAAGTATTTACTACATAATCTTGGTCTACTATACCACCTTCTATGTTAATTGTTACTCCAGAGGTTTTTAATGCTCTTTCTTGAGGTCTGTCTACAGGTGTAATTTGTACATGTTCTCTACCTGCTTCACCAACCATAATTAATTCTGGCTTATTAGTTACAAAGTCACCACCCTTTGCAAATTGCTGTGCTTCTATTGTTGCTACATTGGCTAAACCTTGTGCAATAACACCTGCCATAGCTATAAAATTAAATGGAGGGATTCCACTTCTTAAAGCTAAGTTTGCACCAGCGTAGGTGTCAATAATAGCTTGTGCTTGTGCCAATCTTTTAGAAACTATAGCAGAGCCTTTCATAGCTTTGTTTAAATTACCTAACGCACCTATACTACTTGACACTGTTTTTAATTGTGCTTGTCTAATCTCTTCTTGTAAAGAAATTTTTTGAATGTCTAAATTAATTCTTTTTTTATCTCTTTCCTCATTACTTAATTCAGCTTTTTCAAGCAATTCTTGCTCTAGTTTAATTAAGTCTAATCTATCATGTGCATCTAAAACGCCATCTTGCATTAGCTCTTTTTTCTCTTTCAATAGCTTAATTTCATTGTCTAGGCTTTTTGCCAATACACCTTGCTTTGCTTCCATGTCACCTAAAGCATCTTCAAGTAACTTCATCTCTTCAGTTAATTCTGTCGATGACCCTGCAAAAAGATTAAATTTATCTATTAATGCCCCAACTGTCATAGTTGCACCAAAAATAAGTAAATTTTTCTTTGATATTTTATTTAAAAGTTGCATTGATTTACTAGCAATTAACGCACCTTTTGATACTGCTATATAGCCAATTGCCAACCCTCCTAATGCACTACCATACGCTTTAATATGTTCTGGTTCAATAGCATCTGCTATTTTTTGCATAGCTGAAGCAAATAGTTTAATCATAGGTATCACCACTACACCTATATCTTCACCTAAATCACCCAGTGAATTTCCTAGCTGGTCTATTGCACCTAAATAAGTATTAGCATCTTTTTCTGCTTGACCCCCATATAGGTCGCTTAATTTTTTAGTTACACTTTCCAATCTTTGAGTAGAGCCTGAAGTTCCAATTATTTCTACACCATATCTAGATAAAGCATTGGTAGAACTAAAAACACTTTTACTAACTAAATCTACTGCTGTATTTAAAGCCATACCTTTTGCCACAGACAAATCCATAGAAGCCTTTGTCAGTCTAGCAATAGCTCTCTCATTATCAGTATAAGCACCGACTAAAGACATGGCTTGAATTGTCTCTTCATCTCCAAAAGCTGTAACTTTTTGTTGTTGCGAAGCGAAAGCCAACAATGCTTCAGACCTTCTGCCTAATGCTGTAGTAAGTTTATTTTCTGCTCTTTCTTGCTCTCCAGCTAGTTTTGCCATTCTACCGACAGTCATTGCAAATATGCTACCAGCAAATGATGCAAGTAACATCTTAGACCTTAATACTGCAAAAGAACCACCAAGTATTCTAGTAGAATGTTCAGTTTCAAACATTCCTTTGCTAAGATTATTTTTAGAACGAACTAATCTATCTGTAGCTTCTTTAGCCTGTCTTAGTGCTACTCTATCACCTTTTAATGCACGAGTAAACATTTCAGTGCTAATACCAGCTTGTTTAAATCCACTGTCAACTTTCTTTAGTTCTAAGAACATTGCTTTAAGCTGGTTCCTGCCACTAAATACAGTTTTGTTTCTTTGGACTTCTTTGTCTACTAATTTAGCTTGAGAATTAAGTAATGATTTAGTAGCCCTATCTAGACTTTTAATGGCATTGGTTAGTTGCCTATCTCCTTCAGGCTTAAACTTTATAGTAATTGTATCAGGTAGTGCCATGATTATTTGCCTTTAATTGTTGTCTCTCTATTAATGTTTTTAACAAGAATGATTTTGATACCCATTTAGCAGGTTGCTCTCCATAGCTTCCTTTGTATGGCTGTGTACCAAAATCTCTTGAATAAATAAATCTTGAAATATCTTTTTGGGATTGTTTGTCTAAGAATATGTCTCGACAAGCAAAGAAGGGTAGCTGTGCCATTACTGATTCTGCAATGTTAAAGTCACTACCCTGCGAATTTGCTTCTTTGGTTTCCTCAATAATTAGCTCTATAACGTCCCAAACATCTTTATCTGAAGTAAAAGTACGCATATGATATTTTCCGTCAATTAAGACAGGTATTTGAGCCTCGTAAGGGTACGCATGAAACCTGCACCCCCCACATCTTTCTTCTATGAGGAAGTTTAATTCGAGTGTGAGGGACTCTACTCCCCCAAGCGTTGATATTCCTGTACAGCCAATGATAAGTCATTTTTTTCGTCTTCTGTAAGAGACTTAATAAATTTATCATCTGCACCCTCAACTCCCTTGCGAATCCATGCTGTCCTAGCTTTTGATAGATTTAAAATACTAACCACTTCATTATCTTCATACTTCATTTGAGGTATGTCATTGCAGTAGTCAATATCGTCTACAGACATTTCTTTTATCTTGCAAGATTTATCATTTAATTTAAAATCTTTCATTAAGCACTCACATCAAATGATATAAGAGGGTCTGTACCATCGTCAACAGCTTTTATTGAACAATCCAACATCATTAAGTCACCTTCTGCTAAAGCTACGTTTGTAAATACACCATTTTGCATATCAATCCCAAAAGCATTATTATTAACGATTTTAAACATATTTCCAGACTTAGCTGATGTTTGTCCGTCAAATTCATAAACCAAACCTTTTGTATTGTCATCGTATTTTACTTGAGCATCTGCTGTAACTGCTATCTCTGCACCACGACTAACAACTTGATAACCAGTTGAAGATACACCAGTAAAAACTGCTGGACTTTCTATAGTAGCAGTAAATGATGATAATATAACATCGACATCAAATACTTCGTGTGCAGAAGAACTAGATAATTTAGGAATATCTGTATTTGCATAAGCTGTTTCAGTTCCAATGGCAGTAGTGTTGCTTAAATCTGGTTTTTTACCAGTTTGTAAAGTAGCGTTAAATTTATATTGACCACCCTCTGTACCTGCTTCTGCTGTAATAGCAAAAGAAGTAACTACACAACCAAAGAACTCTAAAGCCTGTTGATTGGTTAAATCTGATGGTTGCATAACAAGTGTAAGTGATGAAGCACTATTAGTAACTGCACTACCATATTTTTGCGATGCACCAGTAAAGCCAGTAGCAACTGCAATATCGCCACTTACATCATTGCAAATATTTTGTGCCAATAGTTTATGTCCTGCATCATTGTGAAGTGTGCCAGATAAAGATATTTCTACAACTCTTAATAAATTGTCTTGAAAGAAATCTTCATCTTTAAATGTTCTTGAGACACCACTTCTTACATCTAATTTTTGATTTACATTTAATGTGGGGAATCCAACTGAATCAACATCTAATTGATACATAGTACCAGCTACCCCTGTTGCACCAGCGTTGGTGGCATCAGATGCTAAAAATACTCTCCATTCTTTTGGTGAAAATGCTATTGCTGACATTATTCATCTCCTTCTTTTTGTTTTGATGGAGACTTCTTCATCTCTACCAAAGGTTCTATGTTTTCTGGAATAGAAGACATTTCTATCTCTTTTCCTGCTTGTAATTCTTCCCATTCCTCCATAGAAACCCCACAGGATTTCCAAGCGTTAGGCAAGGGAACGCTTTTATCTTTTATTTTAACTTTCATAGTAATCCTTATTACTTTCCTATGTTATGTTACCTAAATACATTCCTCTCCATTCCCATCTAACAACATTAAGCCCATCAACTAATTCTTCCTCTTCTGTCTTTTCATTGACTCGACTTTCTTCTAAATTACCATCTATGTAGGTATTATTCATGTTGCTAAAGAATAGAGCTTCTATCCTAGATACTTGTCTGAATATATGTTCCCAAGTATCTTTTTTAATATTTTTTTCTTTAAAGGTATACGATACATCTAGTATGTACTCTCTTAACTCTGCACTAGCCATTCTATCTACTGAATCGCTACCTATTGGATTCAATCTTATTGATTGACTCCCCATGTCCTTAAATGCCCCTGTATAAACAGGTATTGTCCCAGCGAACTCAGTATTAAGAAAGGAACGTATGGTGTCTAATATTTTATCATCCCAAATATTTTGAAATGTAATCACCTACGAGTTCCCATCATAGTTCTTGGATAGCCTAAGTCTACTACATCTCTCTTACCAACAACTTCTATTTCCCAATAATCATTTAATGTGGCAGTATCTCCAGTATCACCTGCAAATCTAATCTCAAGACCGTTACCCACTGGTTGGTAATTACCACTAATAATATCAGAGTAAGATTCGTTTAAACCTTGATTCATTCTTTCTGAGCCAAGCCTATCTTCATCTGCTCTCCATACAGAATACCTAGCAGTCCCTATAGCACCAGCAGTGGTAATCTTCACACCTATTCTATCGTATACGCCACTGTAAGCACCTCTGGTATCTACTATTCTAAGACTGCCTGACACAGAACCTTCTCTTATTACACCAATTGAAGCATCGCCAGTTGTTTGCCAAGATAGTTTTGTACTCCCATTATTAAGTGAAGCTATGTTAGATGTTGCTTCTGTAAATAAAGCATCTGCTATTTCAGATGTAGGTTGTGAAGCACGAATTAAAAAACTACAAGCTAATAGTGCAGTAGTGCGTATTAAGATGTAGTCGTAATTACCATCTTGGTCTTTAAATTGTTCTCTAGGTAATTTAGCATCCAATGCTGAATCTAAATATTTTGATGCGTTAGATAAATACCTAGTTCTTAAATCTCCCCAATCTTCTCCTGATTCCAACAATAAATCATTTGGATTGCTAGAGCTATTGTAATAATAGCAAACATCGTCTTCATAGTACCATTGACCATTTGAAGTTACATTTGAAGCACTGGACTGAGCATTGCCCAAGTTTTCACCATTAGCAAATAGTTGAGTTACTAAGCCACAATTTTCAGCTTTGTATCTACTTCCAGAATGAACTACCCAACCATATAAAGTTGTTTTAGTGTCAAATGAATCTATGTCTGGGAAGACATCTTTTAAATCTCTATTTGTTGCGTATGTTGCCATTGTTTGTTAATATACCTCTTAAATGCTTTCTATACAATATCTAATGCAATCCAATAGCTCTTTTCCACCAGCCATACCAAAATCGTTCTTGGGTATTGTTCTTTTGTATTATGGTAGCGTAAAAAAGCGTTCTATATGCCTGAAATCGAGACTTTTTTATTCTATTGGACTCTCTTATCGTATTTCTACCAATACGACCATCTACAGCTATTTTTGGGCTTCCTGTGCTGTTTATAGCTTTCTGTAGTATCTTTACTGCATTGCCTTGCCCATGATTTACTACAGCATCAAAATAATCTGCTCTTAAATCTTCTGGCAACTTCTCAGCTTTAGATGGAATCCAGTAATCTCTTAAATAAATATTAGTTGCTTCTTCTACTGTTAATTCTTTTATGTTAATATCTGGATATGACCTTTTAGAAATGCCAAAGCGAGTTTCTCCACCCATATCTTTAGGGTCGTCTACGTAACCACCCTCTCGCTTTAGCACTTCAGGTATGATTTGAGCGAAAGTCACTTTTTTCCCATTACTTCAGACATGACGTTCTCAAAAACACCGTATATCGCTTCTATCACCTTTTCCTCAGTCTGCTCATTAATGATAGGAATATTTATGTTTTTATTTAGCTCGTCAATAATTTTTTCTTTATTTTCATCATTGAACAAGTATTCCATAATCATTTTTTGTATCATATTAACCTCATTAGTATGTTTACTGTTATTGGAATGATAAATATTGCTACCATTCCTATTGTTTTAATTCTTATTAAAGATGCTTCATGCTCGGCAACTCTACCATTAATTCTTTCGAGATGTTTTTCTATCCTTCCAACTCTATGTATCATCTCTTCTTGCCTTGTTGATACTTTTACCAACAGACTGTGCATCTCATCTCTATATTCCTCTCTTTTCATTTTCTTCTACGTCTTGGCTTAGGTGCATCTATCATACCCTCTATTCTATTTAGAGAGTCTGTTATCTCATTTGTATTTTCATTTATTGTATTTGCTAAATCATTCTTTGCTTTTATCAAGTCACATATAATGTCATATTGTTTGTTTAACTCGCTTGATAAATCTTTTGTCAAATACTTTAATACAAAGATTAACAATACACCTATCAAAGCACTTGAAGATAATTCAGAAATCATTTCTGGATTCATCATACTCCCTTATTCCTCGGATTCGTAGTAAACTGCATCTTCTGGTATACGCAATTTACCATGTTCACATCTATAGTATTTAACTTTGCCATAATCTTGCAATTCAGATACCAAAGCATCAAACTCTACTTTTTCAAATAGCTCTGGTGATTGTTCTTCATAGCGAGATTCTTCTTGTATTATTGTCTCTTTGATAACAGATGGCTTACCATCTATCTTACTTTGAACAATATGTGGCACACCATCCACTACAACATACCTTGCTTTTCTAGCTTCAACACCTCTTTCTATTACATCTTTTTTAACAATCTTTGGAGTCTCTCTTTGATACTCTTTTCTATCAGATGTTCTAATTGTTGATTTCCATTTTACTCTTTGTGCCATAATTCTTTTAGTTTAGGGGCAAACAATTAAGTCTGCCCCATGCAACTATTCCTCTTCTTTATTTAACTCTTCTTTCAAAGAATTAATAAAAGCCTGTCTTCCAAACTGTAACTGCTGTAAATTAAAAGTAGCACTATCTATCTTTCTATTCAAATCAGATATATGTGCAACCATCATCTTTTGATTTTCAGCAAGTTCTTCAATATTGTACTCTTTATCGTCTATTTGTAACATAGGCTGGTTTTTTTCTTTTGTTTTTTCTTTTGCCATTGTATTACCTTTCTTTATCTTTTTTTGATTTTAGATTTCATTTTCTTTTTTTTCATCTTCTTTTTTTTCTTGACCTTCATGGTTCCATATTCTAACATAGTATCTCCTATTTTCTTTTTGTCTTACTCGGCGACCATTTGACTTTATTAGCCCAATACGCACCACTAAATTTACCTCTTGCAATATTCTTTCTATGTCTAGATTTAAATGCTTTTCTCTGCTCAGGCGTTTGATTGGTTCTAGCCCCTTGTTCTCCAAAGCGAATTAATTTTATTTTATGCCCTTCCTGAGCAAGTACAATATGAGATTTCTTTGGATGCTTAGGAGTTCTTTTAGGCTTATTAACACCTTTTAGGTTGTATTTTTTCAATAACCTTGCTTTTCTTGTTGCGTGTGCCATTACTCTTCCATTCCAGTAGAATCTCCTAACATAAATTTAATTCTTCCTATCAATGAATCTGCTTGAAAAGCTGACCTCATTATCTCTTCTGAAATCTCTTCCTCAGACTTTCCAATGTAAAAATTGTCACAAGCCCAAGAGAATACACAAACAAGCAAAGTAGTAACAAGCATACCATTAAAAAAGCTGTCAAATCTGTAAGTAAATTTTTTAATCTCTTCATTCATACTAACAACAATCTTTGCAAGTTTTTTCAAGCTCTTCTACCTTTTGTGATAGCTCTTGAACTGCTTTCATTAATACAGAAACAACACCTAAAGTATTAATTGATTTTGTACCCTCTTCTCCATGAACTAACTCTGGAAAATATTTTTCAATATCTTGAGCAATAAAACCTATTTGCTTTTCATCGCTTTTTGTTTCTTCTTTCCATTTAAATGTTGATGGTTTTATTTTGTTAACACTTTCAAGTGTTTTTCCTAAATCTTTTATATTCTTTTTTAGTGCTTTATCAGAAGTATGATTAAAATTGCCATCAATCACACCATTGGTATTTATAAGAAGTGGAACTGAGGCACCTTGTCTAATTCTTAATGCATTACTTGCTGATAAATCAATTGATGCAAGGGTTGAAGTTGTATATCCAATAACAAGTCCTGTGCTATTTACATCGTTGTGAAACCTTGCTATATCAGCAGAGTTACCACCATCTACGGATAACTTTAATGATGGAGAGGTATCATTGATACCAACATTTCCTGAATTTAAGATACTTAAGGCATCAGTTTTTCCAGAACTTGGAGTACCACCAACTTTGAAAATAAATCCATCAGTAATTTCATCGAATACAATGGCACCCTCTGAATCGGTACCATCATCAAATCTTATTTGTCTTGTGCCACTACCATTCAGTTCAATATCATGGAAAAATGTTACTTGCCCATCATCTAATGAAATTGACATTATGCCACCATCACCACCTACTGCACCAGCACCAGAATCATCATTATTTCTGCCTTCAAAATATATTCCATCTCCACCACCAGATATTCTAAATACTCTTTTATTGGTTGTTCCACCAGTATCATTGAATATAAGTTGTGGACTTACGCTATCAACAAGAGATAAGTGTGCAGTTGAACCTACAGGACTTCCACCAATACCAAGATTTCCTTCAAAAGTGCTAGTTCCTCTCATAGTATTACCACTGACTGTCCCCCCTAATTCCAACGCTGTAGAGTTGCCTGAAACAAAATTTATTTTATCATCTGTAAATCTTATAAATGTATCTGTGTCTCCACTATGATAAATAAATTCAGGGATTGTTAGGTTTCCTGCAAAAGTAACATCCCCATCGCTTTCTATTTTTAATAATTGTGATTCATTCCCACTATTATCACTGTTATCATCTGGAATTCTAACAACTTCAAAAAAGTCTTGTGCTGTTAGAGCAAACTGTGGAACATCACCGTTATCATCAAAAATAATTCTTGGAACTGTACCTTGTAAATGAATTATTCCAGTATCTCCACCACCAGTTCTATCTATGCCATTTACGACGCCAGGGTTTGTTGAGCCTATACCAACCATTCCAGTATCAGTCATTACTACTCTTGATGCACCATGATAAAAAACTAAATCACCAGCAGTTCCAAAGGCTTCACTTGCATTGTCAAATATTTGCCAACCACCACCTAAGAATAAACCATGGTCACTTCCAGCGTTTGATAATGTAACTCTTGATGCAAAACTAGCTTGTTGAGATGAATTTATAGTTAAAGCAGTAGTTGCTGATGTTCCTAATGTCATTGAATTATTAGAATGGTCATAAATAATTTGACCTTCTAGTAGATTTGAATTATCGCTAAATAATATTCTCCCACTATCATCATTATGAGAAGCAATTGTTATGCCATGACTATTCCCACTTGATGTTCCACCAACTATTAAATCATTAGCTGAACTATGAGCTGTTCCAGAACCTATTGTAGTCGTACTACTCGCTGTAAGTGTAGTAAACGAACCAGTCCCACCAGAAATGTTAGTTCCAGAAATATCCCCAGAATCTATATTTACATTGGTCATTGACCTGCTATTAAAATCTACAGAGGTTACGTTTGTACCAAAAAATACTGGCTTTCCAAACTCAATTTGCTCATTACCATTACTTGTATCAAACCTCATATATAAATTAGTATCTTCTGTAATATCTAAGGCTTCAGAGTTGTTGTCTAAAAGTTTAATGTCAAAACCTGCACCTGTAGATGAGCTTTTAAGCTCTGATAACTCTACACGACCTGTAGTTATTAAATTGTCATCTCCTAGACTTATGCTACCACCTGAACTTGTTATACTTCCGTTTGCTAAAGTAAGATTTCCAATAGTTGTGCCACTAGCTAATGTAGAAGCATCATCTGCTGTTAAAGCACCTATTCTTAAATTTTCATAATCTGTTATACTAACATTTCCAGCAGTAGTGCCATCTTCTGTAGTATCTATCAAGGCAAATTGTTTTGCTGATTCATCAAATATGAAACCAACATTTGCTGGTGCTGAATCTCCAGAACCTCTTTTAATTATAAAACCAGCATCAAAAGAATTGTTGGTAGGCTGTGAATCGTACTTATTTAAAAGTATTAATGGGTCTTCGACATTTAAAGTAGTAGAAGATATTTCTACTGCACCTGCTGTAGTAAGCGTACCCCCTATTACTAAATTTGTAACTGTTAATGTATCACTACTAAATGTCATATCGCCATCATCAGATAACACACCATTTGTTCCTGCAAAAACAACTCTACCAGAAGTTAAACTATCAGCAGTTAATGTAGATGCCCTAAAATCGTGACTTCCTATATCTAAATCCCCACTAGCTGTAAATGAGCTAATAGAGTCTAATGTACCTGAGTCAATATCTACTTTAGATATATTTACTTCGCCTGTCCCATGTGGAGTTAGACTAATATCTCCATTGGTGTCTGTAGATGTTATTGCATTGCCATTTATGTTTATGTTGTCTACTTGTAATGCAGT